GCTTCCGCAGCTTATCCCAGCAGCGGTGTCCGCGCTTATGACCATCGTGAACACGCTGATTGAGAATCTGCCCCTGCTCATTGATGCAGCAGTCCAGTTGGTGTCTACGCTGGTGACCGGCATTGCGGATGCGCTGCCCACACTCATCCCGGCAGCGGTACAGGCTATCGCCACCATCGTACAGGGTTTGGTAGACAGTTTGCCCATGATTCTGGACGCGGCGCTTCAGCTGATTACAGGCTTGGCGCAGGGACTTCTGGATGCACTGCCTGTGCTGATTGCGGCGCTTCCCGAAATCATCAACGGAATCATTACATTTCTACTGGATTCCATTCCGCAGATCATTGAAACCGGCATTCAGCTGTTGACCTCGCTGGTGACTGCATTGCCGGAGATCATCATGGCAATCGTAGAAGCGATACCAAAAATCATTGACGGCATTATCACCGCTGTGCTGAACGCCATCCCTCAGATCATCCAGGCAGGCATCGACCTGCTGATTTCGCTGATTCAGGCATTGCCGCAGATCATCACCACCATTGTACAGGCAATTCCGCAGATTATCTCCGGTATCGTCAATGCACTGGTCGGGAACATCGATAAGATCATCATGGCAGGCGTTCAGTTATTCGTTGCCCTGATTGAAAACCTACCCACCATCATCGTGGAAATCGTCAAAGCCGTGCCGCAGATCATTGCGGGCATCGTGAAAGCCTTCGGCTCTCTGATGTATAAGATCGTGGAGATTGGCGGCAACATCGTCAAGGGACTGTGGAGCGGCATTCAGCAGCTTGCCTCATGGCTGTGGGACAAGGTGTCCGGGTGGATCTCCTCCATCTGGGACGGCATCTGCGATTTCTTCGGCATCCATTCGCCCTCGAAGGAGATGGCATGGGTCGGTGAAATGCTGGTCAAGGGCTTGTCCGGCTCCATTGAGGATAACGGTGATGAAGCGGTCAAAGCCGCCGAAGGCATGGCTGATGACATCAACGGCGTCATGGGCGACCTTGCTCACGATATGCAGACGGCACTGCCCACGGACTTTGATGTCAGCGGTAGCTTCCGTTCGGCTGTGGACGGTGTGGTCGGCAAAGCGGCATCCGCTTTCACCATCGCACTGAACATTGCCACTTTCAATAACTACAGCAGCGAGGATATCCGTCAGCTTACCAACGAAGTCATGGAAACGGCGAATCAGTTCGCCCAGCGGAAAGGAGTGGTATTCGCATGAGCTATTTTACCTACAACGGCCGCAGTTCCGCTGAGTTCGGTCTGCATATCGAGAAGAAGGATGTGTTTTCCGCACCGGAGTACGATGCGGAGTTCATTTCCATTCCCGGCAGGAGCGGAGATATCATCAATCCCAACCGCCGCTTTGCCAACATCAAGGTGAGCTACACGGTGTTCCTCGCACGGAAGAACGTAGCCGCCCTTGCATCCGACCTGCGGGACATTAAGGGGTGGCTGTATTCCGAGCCGGACAGATACCACGAGATCACCGATTCCTACGATGCGGAGTATTTCCGTTACGGTGTCATCTCCGGCAATCTGGATATTGAAGAGCAGCTGAACAAGGTCGGCAGTTTCACCGTGACCTTCAACTGCAAGCCCTACAAATACAGCTTTGCGGGACAGGAAACGGTGTCGGCTGACGCCTCCGAACTGACGATTACCAATCCGACGGCGTTTGAGAGCCGACCGTATATGAAAATCTATGGTAGCGGTACAGTGGTGCTGATGATACAGACTCAAGGTCGAGGCATGATGATTTCCGATTTGGATGAGTACATTGAAATCGACAGTGAATTGATGAACTGCTTCAAAGGCACCGTCCTCAAAAATGACACCGTCAAAGGTGCGGAATTCCCGGTTTTCAAGCCGGGTGTTTGCACCATCAACTGTACCGGCGATGTGTCAAGGATTGAGGTCATTCCAAGGTGGTGCTGCCTATGATCCCTGTACTTTACCCCGCAAACGCTACAGATTTCAGTTCATTCGGTCTTGGTGTGCTGACGGACACCATTTCCTGCGAAGTCACAGAGGAGCGAAACGGTGTGTTCGAGTGCCTGCTCAAATACCCGGTGAGCGGTCAGCACTACGGGCTAATCACCAAAGAGTGCATCATCAAGGCAAAACCCAACGACACTGCCGCTGACCAAGCGTTCCGCATTTACCGTATCACGAAGCCCTTAAACGGCATCGTCACCATCTACGGGCAGCACATTTCCTATGACCTTGCCAATGTTCCTGTTATGCCATTTACCACCGAAAGCCGTTCGCCGCAGCTGATCCTCTCGCAGCTTCTGTCGGGAGATACACGCTTTACCGGCTGGACGGACTACTCGGATGCGAAAGCATTCTCGGTCACGCAGCCGAAAAGCGTCCGAGCCTGTCTTGGCGGCACGGAAGGTTCTATGCTCTCCCAGTGGCACGGCGAATTTGAGTGGGACAATTTCACGGTGAAGTTCCATTCCCACCGTGGGCAGAAAACCGGTGTGGTCATTGAATATGGCAAGAACCTCACTGCCCTGGAGCAGGACGAGGATAACAGCGGCGTGTATACCGCACTGCTCCCGTATGCCGTGTACACCCCGGAAGGCTCGGACACCGAAATCGTGGTCACGTTGTCGGAGATCACACTCCCCATTGTGACCTCGGAGATCGTCCGGGCAAAAACGCTTATTCTGGACTTTTCCGACCAGTTTGACGGAGTTGTGACCGAGAAATCCCTCAGAGCCAAAGCTAACAGCTATATCAAGGCAAATCCGCTGGGTTCGACCATCCCCACGGTCAAGGTTTCCTTTGAGCCGCTATGGAAACAGCCGGAATTCTCGGCACTTCTGGAGCGGGTCAACCTCTGCGATATCGTCACCATCCGGCACTCGGCTCTCGGTGTCAGCGTGTCCGCTATGGTCATTGAAACCGTGTATGACACCCTTGCCGAGCGGTACAAGAGCATTTCTCTCGGTCAGAGCAAGTCCAGCATGATCACCGCCATCTCCGATGTGCAGTCAACGGTCGACAAGGTGGAATCCACGGTGGGACGCTTTCCGAAGCTGCTCCAAACCGCCATCGGCAAAGCCACCGGCCTTATCACCGGACAGAGCGGCGGCTATGTGGTCATACACACTGCGGAGGAAAACGGACAGCCCTACGAGCTGCTGATTCTGGATGCTCCATCCATTGACGAAGCGGTCAATGTCTGGCGGTGGAATGTGGGAGGCCTGGGCTTTTCCCATAACGGCTACAACGGTCCCTACGAAACCGCCATCACGGCAGACGGCCAGATCGTTGCGGACTTCATCACCTCCGGCTCTCTGGTAGCAAACATCATCAAGGCAGGCGTTATCCAGTCTCAGGACGGCTCGTCCTGGTGGGATTTGGAGAGCGGCGAAGTGGTACTCCGTGCGTATGCCACCAGCAAAGAGGTCACCGAGGTCAGCGACCGCATTACCACCATTGAGGAGCAGAAAATGCTCCGACTGGTCATCATCTCATCCAACGGGAACATCTTCAAGAACGGTAATGTGAAAACGCTGCTTTCCGCTAAGGTGTACTCCTGGGACGAGGACATCACCGACACGCTGGATGCCAACCAGTTTATCTGGACAAGGGTGTCGGAGGACACAGAAGCGGACAAGGTCTGGAATGAACAGCATTTCGGCGGCGCAAAATCCGTGGTCATCACCGGTGCGGATGTCAAAGTCCGCGCCACTTTTTATTGCGACCTCATCGACACCACGACCAGGCAGAGCCTGTTATAACGGAGGAATTCACTATGGCAACCGCAGAACCCACAACAGAAACCGGCAGAGTGCCCGTTCCTGATACAACAACTTTAAAGGAGGCTTCTCACATGAGCAAAGCACAAGGTCAGTTTACCATCATCGACTACAATGACGCACTGACACTGACGGGGTACATCGGCTCGAACCTCGCCAAGACTCAGATGTATAACCCCGACAACGGCAGTTACACCCCCGACTGGAAAACGAAGAACCTCGTTCTGACACCCAGTCTGTATGTCATCGGCACCACTGCCGACCAGATCGCCACCGCCAATGTCACCTCGGTCAAGTGGTATGTGGGCGACAGTAACACCGCCATCACCGCAGGCACGAACTACGCCCTCAGCGGTGCCAAGAGCCACATCCTCACGGTCAAGGCCAATGTCATGGCGGAACTGCCCGGCATCGACTATCGCTGTGTCATCACTTACAAGGACGAAAGCACCGGCCTGTCGCTGACTCATCCGCTGACCATTTCATTCTCCCGTGTGGTCAACGGTTCCGGCATCGTCGACCTGCTGGTCACCACACCCAACGGAAATGTGTTCAAGAATGAGGAGGTCGCCAGTCTGACCGCCAAGGCCGAGCTGTGGCGCGGCTCTACGGTGGATACCACCAAGGTCAGCTATAAGTGGGCGGTCATGGACGCTTCCGTCACCGCTACCGCTTCCACCGGCTATGATGCAGACTTCGGCATCGGCTGGCGCAAGCTCTCGGATACTGCCGACAAATACACCGGCACGGCCACCAATACCCTCACGGTCTACGCCGCAGCGGTGGACAGCTATGCGGTATTCAAGTGCTGTGCACAGGATACTGATTCCGCTTCTGCATCCTACAACACGAAATTCTTTGATGTGGCGACCTTCATCGACAACTCCGACCCACTGCAGATCATCGTCACCTCCACGGGCGGCGATGTGTTCAAGAACGGTCAGGGAACGACCGTGCTGACCGCTGTCTGCTATCAGGCAGGCTCCGAGGTAGATGCAGCCGGAAACGGCAGTTACATCTGGACGAAGTACAACAAGGACGGTGTAGTCGACACCTCTTGGGGCACCAACGGCAGCAAGACCGGCAAGACCCTGTCGGTGTCCAGCGCCGATGTGGATACCAAGGCAACCTTTATGGTCGTTGTGGCGCTTTAAGGAGGTGGTGAGATGATCGCATCGGCACAGTTCACGATTATCAGTCTCTGCGATGTGGTCACCTCGGA